TTTGTCTCACTAATGTAGCCATCGTGAAAAGGGCCATAAGGCGCGGTGTAATCGCACTCAGGTAACGAGCTCAACACGATATCAGCGGTAGTGTAAACCGACCCGTTAACCTGAATCGCTATAGGTTTATTCTTGCTGTTTGGATACCAAAGCAAAGCATGGACTCTACTTTCGTGAACTGTAAAGCCTGTTTTTTCTGCCATGGCTGTAAGGTCAGATATTTTAATCATTTTAGACCCCCTTAACTAACATTTTGAATCTTGGTGCCCATGATGTGACGCAGTCGTCAGCAACCCATAAATAAAGGCCCGTAAATATTAAATTCAATTCGTCATTGTAGAATGGCCCATTGTGCCATGCGTCAAAAGTACTCATTATGCTGCCCTCCCAACGCGGAAGCCGTGTAGATTGATCACAATATCTTTTTTGCTATTGCTGCTATTGCCGGCGCATAGGCCGCATTTATCGCAAGATGTGCGCGCGCCATTTTCTTTAGCGGCGGGGCAACCAATTTCATTTGAAGCTTTAACGTCTTTAGATTTTTTGGCTCTGAATGTGCGCCAACCGCAAGCGCTTGCTAAGAGCTGATCCGATTCAGTCTCACAAGACGCCATGCACAAAAGAGCAAACGCCTGGAATCGCGGGTCTCGCCATTGGTGACTATAGCCTGTAATTTTTTTAGCTTTTAACGTCGCGGCGCGCCATATCTGGAAGGGAACAGCAGCAGGGTCGCCATAGGTTCCTAATCGGAAGGCGCTGCCCTCAAATAGGGCCGGCAATAGCGCGGGATCATAATCCACCCCAGGGCGCGCATATCTTTGACGTTCATAGGCCCCGTAAACGCTATAAACGCTCTTTGCTACGTCAACATAGCATTTACCGCCTTTGAACGGGCGCTGGGGACAATCGCCGCAAATGCTAGCGTCTCGACCATCTTTTAGTGCAGCTATCGGATTAATATCGGCGCGGATAATGAAAGTCTGCACCATAGCGCCGGTCTTGGCATTGGCGCTAGCAACCCCGATGCGATTAGCTATCGCCACGATAGGCGCGCCATCGATAGCGCTGGGGCCTTCATATAATATTATGCCGGTATATTGATTGCGCTTTAACGCAAGACGCAAGGCGTTTAATTCTTGTATCATTAAACCAACCCTTCATAAGGACAAATAGACAGTAGGACGCTAACACATTTTATTTGTTAGTCAATAGCGGCTATTGTGCGGATAGTTACGAATTTTTGATCTTTTTTCGCGCGCAACACGCTCGCGAAATTTAGGATTGCTATTTGTACGCTCGCGATAGCGCACAATAAACAGCGACGCGTCGCAATCTTCCTCTAAATAAAGATCATCCCCGCGACGGTATGAATAAGAACTAAAGTCCGCAGGCGTTAAACCTAGCGCGAATAGGTCGCGAGTGTTTACCTTTAGCCAACCATGTCCAGGGTCGCTGATAAAATCAAATGTAGTGCGCATGTTAATTTCCTTTCGATTGTAAACTGATTCGGTTATTAGCGGCGCTATGCGCGCCGCCTTTTCTTTGGTGGGACATAATTCGCCGCGCGTTCTTCATAGTGTTTAACGTGGCGCTCTAACTCTTCGCGCGTATCAAAGAACGCGCAGAAAGTGCAAATATCTTGATTAATATTTGCTTCATGATTTTGCGCGGCGACTAGCCGAATCATTAAATCTTGATTGTGTTTTAGTGTGCTCATTTTGTTTGCTCCGTCTTTCAATATGAATATACTAACACAGTTTTTTTGTTAGTCAATAACTATTTTTGCTTTTGACAAAAATAATTTTGTACCATGGTCTTGTTTGGTTATCGTTTGGTTAAATATTAAGGGTTGAAAGGCCAAGACGAAAGCCTAGCAATAGCGGGCTAAATTGAAAGCTTGGTCTTTTTGGTCTTTGGTTATTATATTTAAAGAATAGATATGTATGTATACAAGTATGTATAGAGCGCTCCATATTTGGCGCGATTTTTTTCCTGTGACCAAAAGACCAAGACGACCAAGACCTCCCCTTCTCTCACGTTTCTCTTCCCCTATGTTGACATATATGTCTACATTCAATATGCCAACGTGAATGCAACCCCGCAACACGTGACCAAAAAGACCAAGGCTGAATGTATACTTAGTTTATGTAAACATAGTTGACATTGGTTTACATTTGGCTCAGTTGACAATTGGGAGGGGGGCTGGGCCTTGCGTGGTCTGGGAATATCTACGCAGGGATTACACAAACTTTTTTTTATTTTAAAAATGTGTTACAAAAGATTCTATGTTTGAAAGCTTGCCATACGAGCCTCGTAAAATAGAGGCCACAGAAAAGAATCTCGAACTGATCTACGAGGCCGCGCGTAAAGGACTCAAAGGCGACGCGCTCGCGTTAGCTGCCGGCATGCTGCCGGTTGAGTATCGCCGGCTGGTGCAGTTCGATCCGATTGCTGAGTATGCGGAGATCAAAGGCCGCGCAGACGGCGAGATGGAGATGGCCGGCGTATTACGCACAGCCGCGTTAAACGGCGACACTAAAGCAGCGCTCGATATTCTAAAGCATGTGCATAAGTGGACTGCGCCGCAGTCGATGCAGATCCAAGTCGAGCAACGCATATCTATCTTAGCGGCGCTTGAAGAAGCGCAGACCAGAGTTATCGAAGGGCAGGTATTGGATGCAAGTGCCGATTTACTCAGCGGACGAAGAACAGAAGCTGATGGCGACGCTGTGGAGTCCGACGCTCAAGAACGACCCGCTGGCGTTCGTGCGGCTGACCTTTCCGTGGAAGAAACCTGGGACACCGCTTGAACACTTTGAAGGCCCGCGCCAATGGCAGCGCGAGGTTCTAATCGAGCTGCGCGAGCACATCAAAGCTAACAACGGCAAGATAGACTTTGAGACGCTACGGCTGGCTGTGTCATCGGGGCGCGGTATTGGTAAGTCCGCGCTAGTCAGTTGGCTGACAATCTGGATGCTGACCACGCGGATCGGCTCGACGACCATCGTGTCGGCTAACTCGGAAGCGCAGCTCCGTAGCGTCACCTGGGCTGAGATTACCAAGTGGCTGAGTATGTCGATCCACAGTCACTGGTTTGAAGTCAGCGCGACGCGAGTGTTACCGGCGAAGTGGATAGCGGAGTTAGTAGAGAAAGACCTGAAACTCGGAACGCGCTATTGGGGCGTAGAAGGGCGGTTGTGGAGTGCAGAGAATCCTGACGCATACGCTGGTGTGCATAACTTCGCGGGTGTCATGCTGGTATTCGATGAGGCGAGCGGAATTGATGATAGTATCTGGTCAGTTGCAGCGGGCTTTTTTACGGAAAATACCCCTAATCGCTTTTGGTTGTGCTTCAGCAACCCCCGTCGTAACTCTGGTTACTTTTATGAGTGTTTTAACTCCAAGCGAGACTTTTGGCGAAATAAAATTGTCGATGCCCGCTCCGTCGAAGGCACGGATAAGGCCGTCTACCAGCAGATCATTGACGAGTATGGCCCCGACTCAAGCGCAGCCCACGTCGAGGTCTACGGTCAGTTCCCCAACGCCAGCGACGACCAGTTCATCGGAAACGCGCTGGTTGACGAGGCAATGGAACGTCCCGCTATATCCGACCAGTCCGCGCCCATCGTGGTCGGAGTGGATCCAGCACGCTTTGGTGCTGACGCTACCGTCATCGCCATAAGGCAGGGCAGAGACATATTAAGCATCCGACGGCACCGCGGCGACGACACGATGGAGGTCGTCGGGCGCGTAATCGACGTGATCGAGGAATATAAACCCGCGCTGGTCGTGATCGACGAGGGCGGACTCGGCGCAGGCGTCGTGGATCGCCTAAAAGAACAGCGCTACAAGGTGCGCGGGGTGAACTTCGGCAATAAATCATCCAAACCGCTCATGTATGGCAACAAGCGCGCGGAGATGTGGGGCGCGATGAAGGACTGGCTGAAGGACGCGAGCATACCGAAGGATCGCTATCTGAAGTCAGACCTCATCGGGCCTATGATGAAGCCGGACTCGAAAGGCACCATATTCCTAGAATC